TAAATATAGAGCCACTTGCAGCTTCTGCTTTGTTAATTTCTAGCTGAGCAAGCAGAGCCTCCTGCGCATGTTTTTCAGACATTGTCGCTATCTCGTGGGCGAGTTTCGCCTTTTGATCTGCATCAGGTATAAATTTATCTAGTAGTCCGGTTACTGGACCTATCAGTGCTTGTAACATTATTTACCTCCTCTGTTCATAAAAGCCGAAGCTCCCATGTAAGCAGCAACAATCCCGCCGCCAGTGATATAAAAAAGATTACTAATATCGGAAAGTGCTTTAACTCTTTCGAGATCGACAAAGAACATTGCACCAGTAAATAAAGCCATAGCAACCAAACTAGCAGTAGCCATACGTCTCTGTGCCCTTTGTTTTCGTAAATCATGCTCTAGTTTCTTTATCTCCGCTACATGACTTAATTCTTCATCAGAGACAATACCATCGCCATCTTCGTCGTATTCTGCATATATGGATTGTTTTTGTAGTTTTTTTTGCATTAATACACCCTTACCTTATCAGGATTAACCTGTGGGACTAGCTTACAAATACACTCGTAAAGCTGTTTTTGACCGGTTTCTGTTTTATACTGCTGTTCATCTAAAAATTTAGTGTAATAAAGACAATCGTTAACAGATTTAAAATATATCGCACCCTGCGCTATACCATTCATGTAACAAGCGAGCATAAATGCTGTCACTACAATAAATCTCTATAATAGTTAGGATCGCCGCGAACCATCTCTACTTCCCCGCCGCTAGCCATACCTTTTACATCTGTTGTTTTCATAGGTTTGACGAGATCGCCTCTGCCCTGCTGCATTAGAAATTGTTCAAAACTCATAATATCTGAAGCTGGACCCTCAAAAAATTCTTCTCTAAGATCCTTTTCAGTTCTTGTATCACCTTTTTTAGCCATCATTGACCTCCTTTTTGTTGTTTCATTACTTCACGCCTCTCAGCTGCGTTGATCCTTGCAGCAGTCTGCCTCTCCTGACTTGCAAGCCTCTTATCAAACTGTGCGTCTCTTTGTTGTACCTTCTGTTGCTCCAGACCCAGTTTAGCTGCATCAATCTGTGCATCGTTCTGCTCGCCCTGTGCTCTGACCTGTAGCTCCTTCTCTTTGAGCTGTACCAACGGATCTGGTCCGGGAGCCGTGAGCTGAGAACTTAGTTGTTTAAGTTGCGACATGCCTTCGGCTATGAGTTGTGCGATCCTAGCTTCTAACTCTAAACTCTGCATTTCCTGCATAGGCTGACCGCCCGTAGCCTGCATCATCTCCTGCATAGCACGCTCCTTGGCGCCAATCCTTACATGCTCCATTATATGCTTCTGTAGTGCCACAGCTATCTGCGGAGTTCCAGCAACAAGAGGCGTTGATCCAAAAACCATGTGGGACATAATGTGCGCTTCATGTTCCTGACCTTCAAAAGCTATCAAGCTAATCTGGTCTAGAGCGTCTATGTTCTCCTGAGCCGGATCTTTCGGGGTAGGCTCAGGCTCAGGAGTTCTTTTTAATATTCTGTCAATATCTCTTACACCTAAAGCCTCATACATATCTCTGTAAACTTCGTACATGTTGTGCATGTCAGGTGCCGCTGTCGCAAGCTGCATCTTGGTCTGAGCCAAAGATATTCTCTGCGCCTGACTAAATATGTTAGGATTAGACACAGGAACCACATCAACCAGCTCGTTAAAGTCCTGTCTCTTGATTGTGCCATCTACACCCGTAATACTATATGGATATTCGTCAGGTAAAAAGTCAGCCATTACCTTAGATAGCAACTTGAACTCCAACTTCATCGCATAATGCAGTCTTTTATGTACAGCTGACATGACCCGTGAGCCCTGTTCCAACATAGCAATAGTTGTACCTACCGCTGCCTGCTGATTACCATCGCCTACTTTCATATCAGTAATAGTTGCGAATCGCCGTCCTGCATCAACTACAAAGCCTAACAACGCCATCAAAGTCTGGTCTGGACCCTTAAATGGTAATGACATCAAGCTTGATCTTATGTCCCCGCCCGGTGCATCAACGTCTCTGAACTCACCCGGCTGTAGTGGCTCGTCGTCATCCCTGATCCGTAGTCCGCGGGCCTTGAAACCAGCTGGCAGATTAGATAGCGTACCTGCATCAATCAGTTGTCTTAGTGCAGCAGTCGCGGTTCTTGATAAACCACCGATAGTATGTATTAATCCTAATCCGTAGAAACCAAAACCCGGTAAGAACTTATAATGAACAAAATACTGTATTTTTTTCTTATCTTGGTCAGCCTCGTCATAGTTCCTGCGAATCGACAGTATTTGGCCATTATCCTGTGATATTGTGACAATATACGGTACCTTAATCCCTGTCGGCTCACCGTCCTCGTCTGTCTCTTCAAAACCTTCTAGATCAAGATCTACATGGCACTCCAGTAAAGTACAGTCATAATCTATATTTGATGGATACATACCATCAATACGCTCCAGCTCTTCCTGCACAGAATTATTATCACTCTGCGCTGGTATCACTGGTATGTCCCTGTAAAAGCCCGATAATTGTCTTTTACGCAAATCATTCAAGCTCATTTTAACTACATGAGTTATGTTAGGGCATGTTTCTAAATCAGATGTGCTGTACGGCACTATCAAGTTCTCTGCTGGTACAAACTTACTTACAGCTCGCCCTAAGTTCTCATCATAGTAAACTTTTTTGAATGTTGACCCTGCAAGCGGCAAATAAAATAACATCTGGTCAAATTCTGGTGTGTATTCCTCCATAACAGAAGAAATGTAGAAGTTCATAAACTCTTTTACACGCTGCGCCTGATCTTCTTTTTCAGGTGTGCTAGAGCCTAAGACCTGTGTCCTGACCGGACCACCCGGTGGCAGCAGCTCGTTGAAGGCTTGTGCTTGAAACTGCGTGGCTGATTCAGCGAGTAAAGGGTGCGTAACACCGCTTGCTCCTCTGAAGGGCTGTGCTCGCTCTTCGTAATTAAATCCCAACAACTCCAAACCGTTAGCGAAAGCATCTTCCCACTCCTGTCTACTTGATTTGTTTTCTTCAAACTCGCCTGTTAATTCACCAGAGATCCTACCAAGTTCTGTGTCTGAAAGCTGTTCTGCTAAGTTCTCACCAAACTCACCCTCTGGTTCACCTATATTTGGATCAAAGTCCACAACTACGCCGCCATCATCTTCAAGAGTAATATCTACTTCTGGAGAAGTTAGTTCATCGCCCAAAGTATCAGGCAGCTCTATGTCTATTTCTGCCCGTAACTCAGCTTCGTCAAGCTGTGAAGGCATTTTATCCATTATGCTTGCTATTGGTTCTCTTGCCATTTAGATCTCCTTTTGAAAATCATATCCTATTTCTGTACATATTAACAGCTTTATCCTTTAAGCCTATTACGCCGCCTTCGGCTTTTCTTGTGCCAAAGTTTTCACCATACTTTTTTTTCATTCTGTTTCTAAAGTCTTTTTCAAATTTAACATACTCGTCAACTTGATCGGTTCTGTAACTATCAATCTGTTCTGGAAAGTAAATCGGATATGTCAAAATATACGGACTAACCACAGCCCCCTCTATTTCTTTTTTAAATCTTTTTGTACCTGCTTCCTCTGCCATCATTGTGTTAGCAAAATTATAGATACCTATTGCATCATTTAACCTCATCTTTCTTAAAAATTTATGATCGTAAGTAATATAAGCTCCTCCTGAATAACCTACCATATCAATATCAAATATACTTTTCAAAACGTCCCGAAAATATTTTTTACGATCATCTGTGAAATAGTTGTTAAATACCCTGTTAGTCTCACTCAATAGTTCTCTTTTTTGTAAATCTTTTATGTCTTTTTTTCTTTCACCTATTTGAAAAAATATTTTATCAATTTCGTCTTTGGTTGTAGCTTTCTTTAATTGTTTATTTAAATCACCTAATATCTTGTTACCAAATCTTGAACTTTTTTCCAAAAGATCTTCCATGTAAGCTGTGTTAACTAAAGATTGTAAATATCTGTGTTCTGCTTTTATTTCTTCTGATTCATTAGCTATCACTGGTGCTTTTGCCTCAAGCTGATTTTTAAAAAAAGATAAATCAATGTCTCTATCTTTTTTTAATAATTCTGCGCCTTTGTGCATTAATTCATGGACTAACGTAGCTTCACTTTGGTCGGGCAATATGTTTTCACCTCGTGGTAAAGCGTTTAAAAATATTAAATTACTATTAGGATTATACGAACCCATAACACCGGGACCCATAACATCTCTAGCTCTAGGGTCACCGCTCTTCATGTATTTAACATAATCTGATAAACTTCTATTATCCATCAAACCCGCCTGTAAAACAGGATTAAATTTCATTTTATTTAAAAGATCCATACCTAATTCCATGTCTCCAAACTCCACGCCTGATCTATAAGTGGCCGCACCTTTTGGCTTTCTTACATAAACATCGTCAGGTAAAACATAATATTCATCGATGACATCTTTTACGGTAGGATCAAAAGGATTTCCATATTGGTACTCACCTTTACGCTTCATCTTCCTGTCAACGTAACCGGGACCTTGAAAAGATCTATCCATCATCAGTCCTGCTTGAAACCTATCAATACCCTCTTGAACGATCTCGTCTTGTTTGGCTCTCTCAGCAACGGCTCGTTGCTCTTCAAATATATTTCTCTCTACTGTAGGCTCATCTCTAAAAAAACTACCTATGTAATCTTTTACTGACTGCACTATGCCGCCATTCTCAAAATATTGTACAAAAGGTTCTATGCCCCGTGGGCCGCGGTTTATGTTTACCGCTCTGTCTTTCATGCTAACGACGCCGCCTTCTTCTTTCATAATGTCTGGATCATCAGCAGCTGCCGGATCCTTCTTGGCAAACGGGCTTTGCAAAACCTTAGTGCTGCCTTTGGGTCTGTCTACAAGCATTTCAAACGATAGCGCCCCTACATCTTCAAATTTATTAACGTAGGGCACATGAGTAAAACCCTCTTCAGCTAAATTTTGTGATATTTTATTTATTAATTCTCTTATATCGTCAGTATCATTTATTTCAGGAAAAAAATCTTTTCTTACGTCATCTGGGCTCATTTCTAAGGTCTGTAATAATAAATCATCCCGTGTAAATGTGTCTTTGTAACCTTTAGCTTTAAAGATCTTGTCTATTTCCTCGGCTTTGAAATCAATTAGCTCCTCTTCAGTAAAAGGTTTATTAGTTTTAGGATTTAAAAAAGGTTTACTTAAATCAGCTTGTAATGGCACGGAACCACCAAAAACTTGTTTATCACTCTCCACAAACGGAGAGTCTTTTAAAACTATTTCACCGTCTTGTGAGCGCACCCCACCTACTTGACTGATAAACCTATCTTCTGCTGCTTTTGGAGTAGACCCCACATGAGGACCAAAATCATAGAAAGCAAGTTGGGATTTATCAAATTTAGTGAAACCGGGTTTAGTAGTATAGTGAAATACAGGAG